GCCAATCGGCTTACCGTCAGGTCCAATGTAATCGATGCGCAAGCTACAAAGCTGCTTGAATGCTTGGTGCTGAGCCGCAGTCTGTTGCTGGCCCAAGCAGTGCATACTAAGCAGCTTGGCGTCTTCGAGCGTGAGCCCGCTGGACTTGAGCTTGGTTTCCCCTAGAGAAAGTGCTTTGTGGTCGGCCGCNGGTGCGGTCTTCTTTTTTGTGGTTGCCATCTTGTTTCGGTCCTCAATTCGTCGATCATAGCCGCCTCAGCATCGGCCAACCATGCGCTCAGCCGCATGAAAAGGTGTTCGCCCTGCTACATCACTTGCTGAGGGCGATCGACGCGGACCAAGGTTGTGGGCAACCGAAGGAGACACGACACAGCAGGGCGAACAGTCGAGATTCTAATCTGTAGCGGATGAGCTGTAAACAATGGGTTACCAGTAGGGTGAAAAGCTGTTATAGATCAACCACTTAGGCTCAGAACTTGGCTCTTTGCGCTCTGCTACACAACAAAGCGGTCGCTACACGCTACGCCAAACCCTATTCTCTCTTCTCTCTATACTTCTTCTTCTTCTTCTTCTTCTTCTATTAAAAAGAGACTATAGTAGAAGTAGTATCTGTAGTTTGTCTTATAAATCAACAACTTAGGTTGCTACACAACTCGCTACACAGGCCGCTCCATCAGAGTGAGTGTTCGCCCATTTAGAGGGTGTACGAGGTTTCCCACATGTGTTAGAGCGGTTTACGCCGGCGTGGAAACAGTTTACGATCCACTTCCATCGTGGTAAACAACCAGAAAACCTTTGTGGAGATTAGATTATGGCAGTTGGTGGACCAAGACCAGGCAGTGGACGGCCGAAAGGCTCGGTGACAAAGGTCACTGCCAAGGCCCGCGAAGCCGCCATGGAGACCGGATTGCTCCCACATGAGTGGTTGTTGAAGGTCAGCCGTGGTGAAGGCATCGTGCATAAACGCTGGGTCGTCAAGTACGACGCCAAGGGCAATGAGAAGAGCAAGGAACTTGTGGAGGAAGAAGTCTACGCAGACTTTCCTACTCGCATCGATGCTGCGAAAGCAGCTGCTCCGTTCTATGCACCACGCCTTGCTGTGCAAACTGTTTCCGTCAGCGGCAACTCAGACGCCGTGTCCGAGACACTCAAGTCGATCGCGGAGAAGCTTCCAGTATGATTGAACTTGCCCATCAGAAGGACATGGAGCGCTGGTACCCGCTGACTGAGCACTCCGTTCAAACCGACCTCGTCAATGACAAGGTGCGGTTCAAGGTGGTCCCAGCAGGGCGACGGTCAGGCAAGACTGAGCGAGCCAAGCGCTTTGTGGTGCGTGAGGCCATGAGAGAACCAGGACCCTACTTCGTCGCCGCTCCTACTCGGGACCAGGTCAAGCGGATCTACTGGCAAGACCTCAAGCGCCTCTGCTTCACCTCGGTCCTTGGTGACCGCTCAGTCAGTGAGTCCGAGCTTCAGATTCGTCTTCCTAACGGCAGCACGATCAGCCTCATCGGCCTTGATCAGCCTCAGCGCATGGAAGGTGTGCTCTGGATCGGAGGCGTCATCGATGAGATTGCCGACGTGCGTGAAGGTGCATGGCAAGAGAACATCAGCCCGGCACTCGACACGTTCAACCCGCTGAAGCCTGACTACCGCCCATGGTGCTGGCTGATCGGTGTCCCTGACGGCTTGAACCACTACTTCGAGATGGCTGAGTATGCTCGGTCCTCAGGTGACCCTGATTGGAAGCTGTACACGTGGAAGAGCTCAGACATTCTGCCCAAGGACGTGATCGATGCTGCCAAGCGCCGCATGTCGCCTCGTCAGTACCGGCAAGAGTATGAGGCCAGCTTCGAGACTGCATCGGGCCGTGTGTACGAGGACTACAGCCCAGACAACTACACGACTGAGGTCATCAAGCCCAATGAGCAACTGATGTGGCACCATGACTTCAACTTCACGCCCATGAGCTCAGGCGTCGGTGTGCGTCGTGGCAATGACTTCTACATCCTTGACGAGATTGTCCTCCAGTCCGCAGTGGCTCGGCAGTCGTCACTCGAGTTCGTTGAGAAGTACAAGAACCACACCAACCGCAGCGTCATCATCTACGGTGACCCTGCAGGCCGAGCCGGTGAGAAGCATGGGCACGCCTCAGACTACACCGAGATGGAACAGGTGCTTCGTGCCAACAACTGGACCGTGACCCGTAAGGTAAAGAACGCGGCACCAGCCATCAAGGACCGGCAGAACGCTGTGCGAGCCAAGATCAAGAATGCCAAGGGCGAAGTCAGTCTGTTCGTGAACATTGAGAAGGCCAAGTACGTTCACAAGGGTTTTGCCACCGTGCAGATCAAGAAGGGCAGCACCTTCCTCGAGGAGGACAGCGAGTACCAGCACATCACCACTGCAGTCGGCTACTGCGTCGACTACGAATGGCCGATCAACTTCAAAAAGGACGTCAAGGTCGAGCCGATCGCGTCCACCAATCATTTCAACCGTTAAGGAACCACCATGGCCCGACCATCCAAAGAGCAACGACTTGCTGCCATCCACCAGGAGGCGCTCACTGAGTTTGACAACATCCAATCTGCCCTGCGCGACGAGCGACTGCAGTGCCTCCAAGACCGGCGCTTCTACTCAATCGCAGGTGCTCAGTGGGAAGGTCCGCTGGGCGAGCAGTTTGAGAACAAACCCAAGTTTGAGGTCAACAAGATCCACTTGGCCGTCATCCGCATCATCAACGAGTACCGCAACAACCGCATCACCGTCGACTTCGTGAGCAAGGAAGGCAAGGAGTACGACAAGCTGGCTGACACGTGCGACGGCCTGTACCGCGCCGATGAGCAGGACAGTGGTGCTGAGGAAGCTTACGACAACGCCTTTGAGGAAGGTGTGGCCGGTGGCTTTGGAGCCTGGCGTCTGCGCACCGTGTACGAGAATGAAGAGGATGAGGAAGACGAGAAGCAACGGATCCGCATTGAGCCAATCTTTGATGCCGATTCGTCTGTGTTCTTTGACCTGAACGCCAAACGCCAAGACAAGGCAGACTCCAAGCGCTGCTTCGTCATCACGTCCATGACGCGCCAAGCCTACAAGGATGAATGGGGCGATGATCCTGCTTCGTGGCCGAAGGAAGTCCATCAGTACGAGTTCGACTGGCTGACGCCTGACGTCGTCTTCGTGGCTGAGTACTACCGCGTCGAGGAAACTCGCGAGACCGTTTACGTCTGGGAGACCATTGACGGTGAGGAAGAACGCTACAAGGACGCTGACTTCGAGGATGATGAGACCTTGGAAGAACGCTTGTTGGCAGTGGGCAGCAAGGAGGTTCGCCAGAAGAACATCAAGCGTCGCCGTGTCCGCAAGTACATCCTGTCAGGCGCCAAGATCCTCGAGGACTGCGGCTACATCGCTGGCAAGTGCATCCCCATCGTGCCCATGTACGGCAAGCGCTGGTTCGTCGACAACGTGGAACGCTGCATGGGCCATGTCCGCTTGGCCAAGGATGCTCAGCGCCTGAAGAACATGCAGCTGTCGAAGCTTGGTGAAATCAGTGCTCTGTCCTCGGTTGAGAAACCGATCCTGACACCTGAACAAGTTGCTGGCCACCAGATGATGTGGGCTGATGACAACATCAAGAACTTTCCCTACCTGCTGGTGAATCCCATCACCGATGCCAACGGTAACCAAGCCATCTCAGGCCCGATCGGCTACACCAAGCCGCCTCAGATCCCTCAGGCCTTGGCTGCTCTGTTGCAGATCACCGAGCAGGACATGCAAGATCTCTTGGGCAACCAGCAAGCCGGTGAAGAACTGCAGCCGAACATCAGTGGCAAGGCAGTTGAACTCGTGCAGAACAAACTTGACATGCAGACCTTCATCTACATGAGCAACATGAGTAAAGCCGTCAAGCGATCGGGTGAAATTTGGTTGAGCATGGCCAAGGACGTGCTGGTCGAAGAAGGTCGCAAGATGAAGTCCATTGGTCCACAAGGCGAGATGCAGTCAGTCGAGTTGGCCAAGCCCATGGTCAACGAGAAGGGCGAGATTGAGACCGAGAACGACCTGTCTGAAGCCGAGTTCGACGTCAATGTGGACGTTGGTCCGTCGTCTTCAAGTAAGCGTGCTGCCACGGTCCGAGCCCTAACTGGCATGGCTTCCCTGACCGATGACGCTGAGACCAAGCAGGTCTTGGGTGCTATGGCCATGATGAACATGGAAGGTGAGGGCATCACTGAAGTGCGAGATTACTTCCGCAAGAAGCTGCTTCGTATGGGAGTTGTCAAACCCACAGAGGAAGAACAGCGGACCATGGCTGAGGAGCAGGCCAATCAACAGCCTGACCCAAATACCCAGTACCTGCAGGCGGCGGCCGACGAAGCCACAGCTAACGCCACTCAAGCGCGAGCCAAGACCATCCTCACGGTGGCTCAGGCTGACGAAACGAAGGCCAAAACCATGAAGACCTTGGCCGATGTGGACTCGTCAGAACAGCGCCAGGCCATGGAGGTCATTGAAAAGTTCGGTGGTTTGGGCCAAGTCCAGCCACAAGGGGCAGAAACTGTATCACAGACTGGCATTCCACTGTAAGATCTTTGTTTATGCGGTTCCCACCCAGCCGCTTTAATGGGTGAGTTTTGAATGGGGTCATTGAAATGAACAAAAAGGCAGACGGTCAGGCAACGACAGACGATGAAGTGGTAACCTTGGACGACGAAACCACGGTTGTGGACGGCGAGGGCGAAGAAGGTGGTGAACAGACCACAGACGAAACCCAGTCCGATGACAACGAAGGTGAAGGCAACCAGGAAACTACCGCTGAGTCTGACGACGTTGTCGTGACCATTGGTGAGGAAGCGCCACCCACCGAGGAAGAGGCTCATGCGCCTGAATGGGTACGTGAACTGCGCAAGACCAACCGCGAGGACAAGCGTCGCATCCGTGAACTTGAAGAGAAGTTGACAGCCACCAAGGCAGCTGAGACCAAGCCGGCAGCCCTGGGCAAGAAACCCACTCTTGAAGACCACGACTATGACACTGAGAAGTTCGAGCAAGCACTGACAGCCTGGTACGACCGGAAACGGGAAGCCGATCAAGCTGCCGTCCAAGCCGAAGCCGCTCAGAAAGAGCAGCAGAAAGCTTGGCAAGCCAAACTGGATGCCTATGGCGCGGCAAAAACCGCACTGAAGGTGAAGGACTTTGATGACGCCGAGGCAGTAGCCCAAGATGTCTTCAACGTTACCCAGCAAGGCATCGTGCTTCAAGGAGCTGAGAACCCCGCATTGGTTATCTACGCGCTGGGCAAGAACCCGAAGAAGGCGAAGGAAATCTCGACCATCACCGACCCCGTGAAATTTGCTTTCGCGGTGGCTAAACTGGAGACTCAATTGAAAGTTACGCAACGCAAAGCAGCCACAGCACCGGAACGCACTGTCCAGGGAACTGGCAACAAGTCTGGAACTGTGGACTCAACCCTCGAGCGGCTGCGCACTGAGGCGGCAAAGTCTGGTGACTTCACCAAAGTCATCCAGTACAAGAAGTCGAAGCAAACAGCCAAGTAAACCACATTGAAATAGGAGCCAATCATGGCAAATGCATTTTCCAAAGAAGAACGCGTCGCGTTCGAAGACATCCTCGAAGGCTTTAATGACGCCTTGGTCCTGAGCCGCAACGTCGCGACTTACTCTACCGACTCCACGATGATGGAGCGCACCAACGACATCATCTGGCGTCCACAACCGTACATCGCCACGTCCATTGATGGTGCGCCTGGTACGGACATCTCCGCATCGTACAAGAACATGACTCAACTGTCTGTGCCGGCCACCATCGGCTTCAGCAAGACTGTGCCGTGGACCTTGAACGCCAAGGAGTTGCGCGACGCACTGCAAGAAAACCGTCTGGGTGACAGCGCCAAGCAGAAACTGGCGAGCGACATCAACGTGGCACTCATGAACGTGGCATCTGCGCAAGGTACCCTGTTTGTGAAGCGCACCGCTGCTGCTTCCGGCTTCGATGACGTGGCACAAGCTGAAGCGATCTTCAACGAACAAGGCGTGCCCTCGTACGACCGCTACCTCGCTCTGAGCACGCGTGACTACAACGGCATGGCAAGCAACCTGGCCGGTCGTCAGAACATGACTGACCTGCCCAAGGAAGCTTACCGCCGCGCCTACGTCGGCATGATCGCGTCCTTCGACACGTACAAGTTGGACTACGCCAATCGCCAAGCTGCTGCAGCTGGTGGCGCCGGTCTGACGATCAGCACTCTGGACGCTGCTGTCAACTACTACATCCCCAAGGCCACGAGCACCTCCGTGGGCGGCAAGATCAACGTTGACAACCGCTATCAGACCGTGACCGTTTCCAGCACCGCCTCGGTGGCTGCGGGCGACGCCTTCACGATCGCTGCCGTCAACGCCGTGCATCACATCACCAAGGGCGACACCGGCCAGCTGAAGACCTTCCGTGTCATCTCGGTGGACAGCGGCACGACCATGACGATCAGCCCGCCAATCATCAGCAACCAGGTGGCCAACGACGCGGCAGCACAGTACCAGAACTGCGTGGTGAACACCAAGTCTGCGACCTCGGCCATCGTGTTCCTGAACACCGTTGCCGGCTACGTCAACCCGTTCTGGCAGAAGGACGCGCTGGAAATTCTGCCTGGCCGCTACGCCGTCCCGTCCGATGCTGGCACCGCAGTGATGCGCGCCTCCACCGATCAGGGTATCGAACTGGTCATGCAGAAGTTCTACGACATTGACACGATGAAGACCAAGTACCGCTTGGACACTCTCTTTGGTGTGGTCTGCAAGCAGCCTGAGATGGCCGGCTTGATGATGTTCAGCCAAACCTAAGCTGATTGAGGGAAGGGGCTTCGGCCCCTTTCTTCAACCTCCAGGAGACTGACATGCCACTCAAACAAGGTTACAGCAAAAAGTCCGTGTCGGAGAACATCCGCCGCGAAATGAAATCCGGCAAACCTCAGAAGCAAGCAGTTGCAATTGCTCTGAGCGTGGCAAAGAAAGCCAAAGCCGCAACCAAGAAAGGTAACAAGAAATGACTGAACAAGTTCAAACTGCCGACGACCAGTTCCCTACGCTCGTCTACAAAGGTCATGGCCCTCACTCCCGTGCTGGTGGCACCTACGACTACGCGGCCGCCAATGACAAGGAGGAGTTCGATACCAAACTGGCTGATGGTTGGTTTACCACGCTGCCTGAAGCCATTGACGCCCACGACAAACCTGTCGTGAAGTCTGAGGACAATGATCCTCCGACCCGCAAGGAGCTCGAGACCAAGGCCAAAGAACTGGGTATCAAGTTCGACAAAAAGACGACCGACGCTGAACTCAGCGACGCGATCACCGCCGCACTCGCCAAGGAGTAATCATGGGCTGGACTAAGCGCCAATTCGTCACACAGGCCTTCGAGGAAATCGGGTTGGCGGCTTACGTCTTCGACCTGACTCCAGAACAGCTTGAGAGTGCACTCCGCCGATTGGATGCCATGATGGCTGCATGGAACGCCAAAGGCATCCGACTCGGCTACCCAATTCCGTCAAGTCCACAAAACAGTGAACTTGACCAAGAGACCAACGTGCCTGACTCAGCCAATGAGGCCATCTACCTGAACTTGGGCATTAAACTCGCCCCCGGGTTTGGCAAGGTCGTGGCAACTGAGACCAAGGCGTCTGCCAAGATGGCCTACGACACATTGCTATCACGCGCCGCCATGCCTCCTCAGCAACAGTTTCCAGGCACGATGCCTGCTGGTGCTGGCAACAAGCCATGGAGAACATATGACAATCCGTTCTTGGATAAGCCGGTGGATCCGCTGCTGGCCGGTGAAGACGGCCCAATCGAATTTAACTAAGGAGAACTTTGCCATGCCGCAAATCAATCAATTGTCCGCCTTGGACCAACTGGCAGCAGGTGACCAGTTTCCTGTTTACAGTCAAGCTAATGGTGATGCCCGCAAAGTTGCGCTCAGCGTGTTGACCCAATACATTTTGGCACAGGTACCGTCAGCCACTGGTGTTCAGCAGTTTGAGACCCAGTACGCGGCTCCGTCATCAACTGGCTTCAATGTCCAAATCACCGACAACGGAAATAACACCCACCTGATCTTGACTCCCACTGCAGGTCTTGCTGCCGGCACGATCACTCTGCCTACGTTGGCCAACTGCGTGGACAAGCAGGAAATACTTGTCAATTGCACTCAACAGGTCACAACATTGACGGTCAACGGCAATGGGGCCGTGTCTGTGACTGGTGAGCCAGCATCTCTTGGAGCCGATGACTTCTTCCGACTGAAGTTTGACATCGCTACTCAAACTTGGTACCGAGTGGGCTAATGATATGCAAATCCCTGTTCTGAACGGAGTTTACACGGACGGGGTCGCGGACTTCCGCACCTCATATCCCGTGAACATGGTCCCTGTTCCAAAAGAACAGGGAATTTCCAATGGGTATCTGAGACCAGCTGATGGACTGACACAAAATGGCGTAGGGCCTGGACCAAGCCGCGGCGCAATAAACTGGAATGGTATTTGTTACCGAGTGATGGGGACAAAATTTGTGTCCATCACAAGTGATGGTTCGGTAAACATATTGGGTGACGTCGGTCAAGGAGGGCAGTGTACGCTTGACTACTCATTTGACAGACTTGGTATCTCCTCAGGCGGAAGACTTTACTATTGGAATGGAGCGTCTCTTCAGCAAGTTACCGACCCAGATCTTGGAACTGTTGTAGATTTTGTTTGGGTGGATGGTTATTTTATGACCACCGATGGCGAAAATCTTGTTGTCACAGAGTTGAACAATCCATTTTCTGTCAACCCCTTAAAGTACGGGAGCTCTGAAGTTGATCCAGACCCAATTGTTGGCGTTGTCAAAATTCGCAACGAGGTCTACGCCATCAACCGTTATACCATTGAGGTCTTTGACAACATTGGTGGAGACTTCTTTCCGTTCCAGCGCATCGATGGAGCACAGGTACCAAAAGGAGCTCTTGGCACTTACTGCGCCTGCACCTTTGTTGATGCCGTGGCTTTCTTGGGTAGTGGGCGCAATGAAGCCCCGTCTATTTACATTGGCGCCAATGCATCTGCAATAAAAATCAGCACTCAAGAGATAGACGAGATACTTCAGACGTACACTGAGACAGAATTATCCCAAGCCATTTTGGAGTCGCGTGTCAACAAAGCGCACCAGCATCTTTGGGTGCGCCTTCCAGATCAAACTCTGGTGTATGACGCGGCCGCATCTCAAACATTGCAAGAACCTGTTTGGTATCATTTAACTAGTTCCATTGTCGGGTTTTCAGAGTACCTGGCCAAAGACCTAGTTTGGTGCTACAACAAGTGGTTAGTAGGCCACCCGTCTTCTAGCATTGTTGGCTACCTTGATGACTCAATCTCCACGCATTTCGATCAAGATGTACGATGGGAGTTTGGTACCCTTGTAGTCTACAACGAGGGGCGTGGCGCTATTTTCCATGAGCTTGAACTCGTATGTTTGACCGGTCGCGTTGCGTTTGGTGAAGATCCTCAGATCAGCACATCTTATTCAGTTGACGGAGAAACATGGAGCCAAGAAAAGTCAGTGAAGATCGGCAAGCGAGGTGACAGATCTAAGCGCATAGTTTGGTTGCAGCAAGGCCACATGAGAAACTGGCGCGTCCAACGTTTTCGTGGCGACAGCAGATCATTCATCTCAGTTGCGCGCCTTGAGGCGCGTCTTGAACCTTTGGCGGTGTAACAATGGCAGATCCACGTCCACTAACCAGAGATGCTCTGGCTAAATTCCTTCCAGACCCTGAATCAATAAGAAGGTTTGAACGTCTTTTCTACGTGGCTGGTGAATTGACCCCAGCTGAAATTGCAACATTAGTCTCACTCATACAAGAAGCCTCAATTGACGCCTCGACGGCCCAGTCAACGGCCCAGTCTGCTCTTGATCAACTTGGGCAAGTTGTCCAAGATGCGGCTATCAATGCCGGGTCGGCCGATGACAAAGCCACGCAAGCTTTGGACCTGCTTAACAAAATAGCGCAATCTCTTGAGTTGTTGGCCATGGAACCAGTGATTCGCCAAGACACATTTTTGTCTGGTGACTACATTGACTTTCCTGTCAACGGACCGCACGTTACTCAAGAGCGCCGTGTTCAATGGAATGCTGATGACGGGACCATCGACGTAGGACTGTTCAACGGTGTTGTGCTTCAAGTTGGACAGGAAACCCACTTCTACGTGAAGAATACTTCAGGTGCGACCATCACCGATGGAAGTTCTGTGATGGCTACTGGCGCTATTGGCGCATCTGGCAAAATCACTTGTGCCCCAGCCGTCGCAGATGGAACTATTTCTGGCGAGTACATGCTTGGCGTGGCAACACAAGATATTGCAAACAACGCCTTTGGATATGTTACCAGTTTTGGACTGGTGCGAGGAATCAATACCTCGGGCACGCCGTACGGCGAGGTTTGGGTTGATGGCGACCTGCTCTATTTCAATCCAACAATTGCCGGAGGCCTGACCAAAATTGCACCAGACGCCCCGAAACTACGGGCGCCTGTAGCCATTGTGATCAATGCGGCTTCAGGCGGAGCTGGTTCCATCTTTGTGCGCATGAAGACCGGCGAAGATTTAGGGCACCTCAATGACGTGTATGCTCCCACACCGGCGGCCGGAAATGTCCTGATCTATGATGCCACGCAAAAAAGATGGGAAGCTGCTTCTTTAACGCCCGGAACCAATGTCACCATCACTAATGCTGATGGCGCAATCACCATTGCCGTGGCTGGAGCTGCCCCAACAGGGTCGGCTGGCGGTGTTCTTTCTGGGACCTATCCTAATCCTGGATTCGCCGTAGACATGGCAACCCAAGCAGAGTTGGATGCGCACACCGGAGCAACTGGTACGTCAGTGCACGGACTTGGGACCGTCTCAACGCTTACCAGTGACGCTGACGGAACTTTGGCTGCCAACAGCGACTTGCGCGTGGCAACGCAAAAAGCTGTGAAAACTTACGTCGATAACGCAGTGACTGGGTTGTTGGATTTCAAAGGTAACATCAACTGCAGTACCAACCCAAATTATCCAGCGGCCTTGAAAGGTGACACATATGCAGTTTCAGTTGCTGGCAAGATCGGTGGGGCATCTGGTGTAAATGTTGATGTTGGTGACATGGTGGTTGCGTCCGCTGACAACGCAGGTGGTACCCAGGCTGCAGTGGGTTCGTCTTGGTTTGTTTTAGAGCACAACCTTGTCGGCGTACTTCTCGCCGGTAATAACCTAAGCGACCTGACTAACACATCAACAGCTAGGACAAATCTTGGTGTTGCCATAGGCAGCAATGTCCAAGCTTGGGATGCTGATCTAGATGCCATTGCTGCTCTTGCTGGCACTACAGGTCTGCTAAAGAAAACAGCCGCAAATACTTGGGCTCTGGACACGACAGCTTACGGTACAGGAACTGTGACATCTGTGAATGCTTCTGGCGGCACGACGGGTTTGTCATTTTCTGGCGGACCAGTCACTGGCTCTGGTACATTGACGTTGGCAGGCACTCTCGGCGTGCCAAATGGCGGTACTGGCAACACAACATTCGGCAACGGTCGCATATTGTTTGGAAACAGCGCCAGCGCCATTGCAACTAATGCTAACTTCCTGTTTGACAACGCAAACACGCGTCTTGCAATTGGAGATACCAGCGCCAGTTACACCATCGACGCCAAGCAGTCAACAGCGACCGCAATCAGACTTAAGACTACCACTGCAACAGCATCAGACGCAACCGTGTTGTTCGAGGTGGCAAACAACTTCAGCGGTACAAGTCAGTCGTATGTCAAGGGCATCGGCGGAGGCTCGAGCGGCGTCAGTGAACTTGCATTTGGCGTCAGTCTGACTTCCGGTGCAGTAACAGCCACAGAGGTTGCGCGGTTTGACTCAGGAGGCAACTTCAGACCAAGTGCTGATAACACCAGGAGCTGCGGAACGGCAGCACTGCGCTGGTCTGTGATTTATGCCGGCACGGCGTTGATCAATACATCAGATGCGAGGGATAAGACACAAGTATCCGCCTTTACTTCTGGTGAACTGGCTGCGGCAAAGCAACTGTCTAAGGAAATTGGCACTTACAAATTCATCGAGGCAGTCAACAGTAAGGGCGATTTGGCTCGGAAGCACATCGGCATGACCGTGCAAAGAGCCATTGAAATAATGACGTCATGTGGACTTGATGCCATGTCCTATGGTTTTATATGTTACGATGAGTGGGATGAAAAGATCACAACTCACAACGCCCAAGTTGACCAAGTTGACACTGGGTTGTTAGACAAAGATGGCAACCAGATCTACAAAGAGGTTGTTGTTAAAGAGGCTTGGACTGAAATTCAGCAGGCTGGTAATAAGTACGGGTTCCGTATGGATCAACTCTTGGCGTTCATATCTCGAGGATTTGAGGAGCGCCTTTCACTAATTGAACAAGGAGTCTAAAATGACTGTCACAGTAAAGAATCTGATCCCAGCAAAGCAAGCTGAGGCATTACAAACCGCCCAATACACAGCCAATGGGTGTAAAGTTATCATTGACAAATTCACTGCCACAAACACGTCTGCTGCAAATGTGGCGCTGTCTGTAAATTTAATTGCCCAAGGTGGAGTTGCTGGTACAAATAACCTTGTGGTGAAAACTCGGTTTGTGGCTCCAGGAGAGACATACACATTTCCTGAACTTGTTGGTCAATCTTTGGGCGACGGCGGTATCATCTCCACAATTGCAAGCGCGGCCAACTCACTTACTATTGTCGCCTCCGGTCGTGAAATAACCTGATGGTTTACAAGGTGGTCAGATGCGTGTTAGTATCTGACCACCTGTGGTACTAGAGACCACAGTAGCTGAGCCTAACGAGCAGCCAGCAGCTCATACCACCCTGAAAAGGAGAGTTTGAATGCTGGCTGAAGCCAAATCCCACAGTATTGTGGACCCTGCTAAAATCGAGCAGGTTGAATCACACCTTTTGGACCTGCCTCAAGTCGAGTGCCCAGTTGTCCACCACTTCGGCCCGGGTATCTACATCCGCGAAGTCACTCTGCCGGCTGGCACTCTCGCCATCGGCCACGCCCAGCGGTTTGAGCACCTCAACATCATGTTGACTGGTGCAGTTGCCATGGTAGGTGACGATGGTCAGACCAAAGTGCTGCGAGCACCCATGATCTTTGTTGGCAAGCCTGGCCGCAAACTTGGCTACGTGCTTGAGACCTGCATCTGGCAGAATGTCTACTCCACTGACGAGCGCGACATCGATAAGCTTGAGGCCATGTTCCTCGACAAGAGCGCCACGTGGCAAGCGCACGCTGAGGTTGCTAAGCAACTTGAGACCTATCACCGCCGTGAAGACCGTGAAGACTTTGAACTTGTTGTGCGCCTTGCAGGTTTCACGCCTGCTGCAGTCCGCGCTCAGTCTGAGAATCCGCATGACCAAATCAAGATGCCAAGTGGTTTTGCACCTAAGTTCACCGTGCGTGACTCGGCCATTGAGGGCAAAGGTGTTTTCCTCAGCTCTTCAGTTGAGCAAGGTGAGGTCATCGCACCAGCGCGCATCGATGGCATGCGCACACCAGCAGGTCGCTACACCAACCACGCTAAGAACCCCAACGCTAAGTTTGTCAAGGACGAAAGTGGTGACATCTGGCTTGTAGCCTTGAAGCGCATTGCTGGATGCGCCGGTGGCAATCAAGGTGAGGAGGTGACAGTTGACTACCGCCAAGCCCTCGCCCTCTCGGGCGTCAATCTAATTGAAGGAGAATCCCAATGAGCGGAATCGCAACGGCTGTCGTGGCCGGATCAGTCATCACTGGCGTGATGTCCAGCAACGCGCAGTCTAGTGCTGCAGAATCAGCTGCTGGTGCCCAGACTGCAGCAAGCCAAGCATCAATTGAGGAGCAGCGGCGTCAGTTCGACGCCGTTCAAAAGTTGCTGGCTCCTTACGTAGGAGCTGGTGAGCAGGCCATCGGTGGCCAACAAGGTCTACTTGGCCTTGCAGGACCGGCAGCCCAGCAACAAGCAATTGCCGGCATCGAATCATCGCCTCAGTTTCAATCAATGATGCAGCAAGGTGAGAACGCCATCTTGCAAAACGCGTCAGCAACTGGCGGACTTCGTGGCGGCAACGTGCAGGCTACTCTTGCTCAGTTTCGCCCACAGCTTTTAAGCCAGTTGATTGAGTCGCAGTTCAGTAAGCTTGGTACCATCTCAGGCTTGGGCCAAGCATCGGCCGCAGGCCAGGCAGCTGCCGCCCAGCAAACTGGCGCCAACATTGGCAATGCATTGACACAACAAGGACAGGCGGCCGCCGGTGCAGCTCTGGCTCAAGGTCAGGCTCAAGCCCAGATGTGGGGAAACATCGGCGGGACCATCGGCAATGTTGCCACGCTCAAAGCTCTAAAGGTGTTCTAACATGGCACAACCATTCAACTACATGCTCAACGTCCCAGATCCGACACAGTCGGTCATGGGTGGAGTTCAAAACGCACTCAACATCTCCAACATGATGTCCCAGCGTAACTTGGCCGAGCAAAAAGCTCTCGACCTCCAAAAGGCGCGTGAGACCCAAGCAAAGATGGAAGCTGATCTTGGTACGCTATCTCAAAATCCGACGCCCTCAGCTTTGGCCAGCATGATGGTCAAGTATCCAAGTCTGAGCGAGAACTTCAAGCGGACCTACGACGTGCTCAGCACTGAGCAGAAGGACTCACGCCTGGGTCAAGCCACGCAGGTCTATGCTGCGCTTCAATCTGGCAATCCAGAGATTGCCCAACAGTTATTGACTGAGCAGGCTACCGCCTACCGCAACTCAGGTCAAGAGCGCGAAGCCAAGACACTTGAAGACCTGGGCGTGTTGATCAAGACTAGTCCTGAAACGGCCAAGACTTCCACCGGCCTCTTTCTGGCGTCGGCCATGGGGCCTGACAAGTTTACTGAAACCTTCACAAAGCTTCAGGGCGAGCAGCGCGATGCAGAACTTCAACCATCGAAGCTGACTGAGTCTCAGGCCAAGGCCCAGAAAGCCGCTGTTGAGGCCAAGTTCGCTGAGTCTGGTGCGGTGCTTGACCTGCAGAAGAAAGGTTGGGACATCACGAAGATCCAAGAGGACATCAAGATTGCCAAGCAAAATGCTGGCATTGCAGCCATGAATGCTCAGATTGCTCGCGAGGGTAACCAGATCAAGCGTGAAGAAAACCAACTTAAGTTGCAGGATATGGTGCAAAAACGTGATGATGCGGTGCGCGCCAAGGCCGCAGACCTTGAGTCTGCTCGAACCAACATGGACAATATGCTTAACACGGCTGATCGCATCCTGAAGACGCCGATTGGTGTGATTGGTTCAGCTGCCGGTCCGGTGTCGTCGCGCATGCCCACTCTCAGCCAAGACACGGCCGACTTCGAGGCTCTGGTTGAGACGCTTGGTTCACAGTCATTCATGGCCCAGATCCCCAACATCAAGGGCATGGGCGCATTGTCCAACGCCGAAGGCGAGAAGCTTCAAGCAGCTTTGCAGAACTTCAGTTTGAAGCAGTCTCCTGAGCGTCTGCTCGAGAACGTCAAGGAAGCTCAGCGCTTGGTCATGAAGGCTCGCAAGAACATGACTGCTCGTGCAGGCCTGCCTGAGACCATCCCTGACACACCGGCCGTGAGCACGTCTGGTGGCGACATCGATGCGCTTGTGAAGAAGTATACCCAAGGAGCACGTTAATGGCAACACTCCAAGAACTTGAGCTGGCCTTGGTCAACGCCGACAAGGCGGGTGACCTTGATGCCGCTCGGCGCTTGGCTGCCGTGCTTGTCAAGGCACGCCAAGATACCACAAACCAGATCCCAGACACGATTGTGCCTGGCACAACTCAGGAGTACGTTGAACCATCTGTTGGTGAGAAGATTGTTGGGGCTGGCGAGGCAGCATTGACCATTGGCACTGGTGCAATTGGAGGAGCAGCCGGTCTTATTGGCGGCACGCTGAAGGGTCTGGCTGAGCAGATCCTGTCTGGCCAGTTTGGTAGCCAGCAAGCGGCTGACCTGGTCCAGAAGTCAGCCATGCAGGGAGCTCAGGCATTGACCTACGCGCCTCGCACTCAGTCAGGCCAGGAGCAGGTACAAGCCGTCGGTGAAGTGCTTCAGAATGTCCCTCCTGTCATCCCAGTTGTTGGTCCTATTGGTGCAGTGTCCTCAGGTGTAAAAGCCGCAATGCCAGCTGTGGCAGCAACTGCAGGTCGTGTTGCGGCTCCCGTCGTTGCTGCCACAAAGCGTGCTGGTCAAGCTGTAGCCAAAGTTGCTGAGCCAATCACTGAGATACTGCCTGGTGCAACTTCTAAGAAGCCCACTCCTGGCACGCCTGGTTCCGGTGGGGCCGCTGGTGTTGATTTGGCCACCCTGCGCCAAGCCAAAGCCGAAGAATTGCCAGTGCCCATCAAGTTGACCGAAGGTCAAAAGACACGCCAGTTTGAGCAGCAACGCTTTGAACGCGAAACAGCCAAGTTGCCTGAAGTAGGTGCACCCATTCGTGAGCGTTTCGCCACTCAGAACAAGCAGCTCCAACAAAACCTTGAGACCTTCATCGACATGACTGGAGCTGAGGCACCTGATTTGCGTTCCATTGGCCTGACCGTAGACAAGGCGCTTCGTGACCGGGCTGCTCGTGACAAGACACGCATCCGCACCTTGTACAAGGAGGCCGAGAAGGCCGGCGAGATGGAAGCCCCTGTCAAGCTCGACACCGTGGTTCAGCATTTGGTTGACAACGCACCTGAGGCTGAGGTGGCCAACGTGCTCAAGGCAACTCGTGCCAAAGCGCTACAGCTCGGCGTGGCCACTGAAGCGCCTGATGGAACATTGGTTGCCCAACCTGTGGCTCTCAAGACGGCCGAGTTATTCCGCCGGTCTATTGGTGGAGCTACCAACACTGAGCCAACCAACATCATGCAAGCTTCGCAGATGCGCAGCCTCATTGATGCCTCAACTGACGGCCTTGGTGGCAACATGTACAAGCAAGCCCGTGCAGCACGAGCCCGGTTTGGCAGTGATTACGAGAACATTGGTTTGGTAAAGAACCTGCTTGGCCAGAAGCGTGGTTCAAATGATCGCGCCATCGCCATGGAAGATGTTCTACGCCGCTCAGTCATTGACCCATCTACCTCTCTTGATACCGTTCGGCAAGTTCGTCGTTTGCTTCAGACTGAGGGTCCTAATGGCCAACAAGCCTGGAAGGAATTGCAAGGCGGCACGCTTAAGTTCTTGCGTGATGAGGCCACTAAAGGAGTTGGTCGTGACGAACTTGGGAACCCCATCTTGTCGCCAGGCCAACTTGACCGTGTGGTCAGTCAGCTGGACAAGTCTGGCAAACTTGATTTTGTGTTTGGCAAGAAGGGCGCAGAGCAACTTCGTATTATCAATGATGTGGCCAAGGATGTGCTTGTTGCACCACCTGGTAGCGTCAACACAAGCAACACCGCCAGCGTCTTAGCTGGCATGATGGACATTGCTATCAGCGGCACGGCAGGAGTACCTGCACCCATCATGACAAGTTTCCGTCTGATGACTAAAGGCATCAAAGATGCGAAAACAAGAGCTAAGGTCCGCAAGGCCCTGGGCGAGTAACTTTTTATAGGAGAATCACATGTCTACTTTGTCTGTCAATCCGCCCTACCCAGTTTTTACTGACGTCGATGGCAATCCACTTAATGACGGTTACGTCTATATTGGCGTGGCCAATCAAAATCCAGAAGTTGTGCCAACACCAGTCTATTGGGATGTTGATTTAACAATCCCAGCAATTCAACCTATCAGAACAAATGGTGGTTACCCATCGCGCAATGGCACGCCCGCACGTCTTTATGCCAATGGTGATTATTCCATCAAGGTGTTGAACAAGAACAGATCATTTATTTACACTTCTCCAACAGCGACAGATCGGTTTAGTGACGTCGTGATAACTGGAGATTACTCAGCAGATGAAATCAGTTTTCTTCAGTCCGGTATTGGTGCAGTGGCTCGAAGCGCTCAGAGCAAACTACGCGACGTCATCAGTGCCTTTGACTTCATGACTGCTGCGCAGATTGCAGATGTTGAATCAAATACGGCCTCTATCAACGTCACTGCTGCAGTGCAAGCGGCCATCGACTCAACCCCAGTCAACGGCGGCACAGTGTACCTTCCTGCTGGTACTTACCTCATCTCTACATTGGAGTTCCCAAACCAACCGAAAATTGTAAACTTGGTTGGTGAATCTATGACCAGCGCAATTTTGCAGATGGCCACTGCGGCAGGTCCCATCATCCGCAAAGTTCAAACTGCGGGTCGTATTGATGGCGCAATACTTTCTGACTTTACTGTGCGAGCCAACGCTGCAAGCGACAAGACTAATCTTTCGCACAAGGCTTTAGTGCTGAGCGGTTGGAACAACGCCTTCTTTAAACGGATTGCCTACAAGTCGTTTACAACAACGTCAGGTTCAGTTGGCAAATTTATTGACTTGGCCGCCAACCCGTATTTGTCCTACCAGAATGTGTTTGAAGGCATTAGTTGCGAAGTCAACTACGGTCCATCTCAAGTCATCTCGCTGAACAATAACGGCGCAGGTGTCTTCAGCAACCCAAACATTGTTGAAATCAGGGACTGCTGGTTTTATGCGTTGGGTGGGTGCAACACGATCATCAACGCGGCCGACTGTACTGGAGTGACGGTAAGAAACTGTGAGTTTGAAGATTGCCCAGGTGCAACCGGTGTTGTCATGGGTCAGAACACCCTTGTAGAAAGCTGCTGGTTTGAGTTAATTGCCACAAACATTGCTACTAATTCCACTGCTTCTACTGACGGTTCATCTAGTGTTGTGATGAGGAATTATTTCAGTGGCGCTGGCACCAGCTTCATCGACACAATTGGAATTCGCCCACTGTGGATAGGTAATGCTGGAGGTGGCCAAACTGTAACAGGCCAGGGCGTAACTATACTCACTCCGCTTGGTGGTTCTCCCGCCGTTCCAACAATTACTGGTGGTGATGGTACACTGACAGAAACTGCACGCACCGTTGTTACTCCACTTGATGCTTCTGGTCGGGTGGTTTACCAAATGTGGTACAACAACACCCCAGCGTCAGTAGGTAATAAGCAATTCTTCATCTCTGCAATTGCTGGGTACACGCTTGAATTGTTCACAGTAGGAGTTATTCGAGGAGGCAACGGTGAACCACGACCGGCGGCAGGGGACGCAACTGGAGGATTTTGGGTTTCATATGGCGCCACTGACGGCCACAGCATTATTGTTCGTGCCACTTACAAGAAAACCGGCACATTTACTTAAGGGGCAACAAACATGGATCAAACAATTGTCAACTGGCTACTTGCAGGATTTGGTGCCCTGATTGGTTTTCTTCTCAATGCGGTTTGGCAGGCCGTCAAAGACCTCCAGACAGCCGATAAGGAACTTGCCGCCAAGGTTTCTGAAATTGAAGTCTTGGTGGCTGGCGCCTACGTCAAAAAGGATGAGTTCACCAGTTCAGTTAATGCCCTGTTTGCCAAGTTGGACAGGATTGAAGACAAGATCGACAAGAAGGCGGATAAGCCATGACCTACAACCTCAGCAAAAAGTCGCGAGACCGCCTTGCTGGGGTCCACCCGGACCTCGTCAAAGTTGTTGAGCGCGCCATTGAAATCACGGAGATTGACTTTGCTGTGCTTGAAGGAGTTCGCTCCAAGACTCGGCAAGAACAACTTGTAAAAGCGGGTGCCAGTCAGACCGTGAGGTCACGCCACCTGACTGGCCACGCTGTCGATCTTGGTGCCTATGTGGCTGGCTCAGTGCGCTGGGATTGGCCTCTCTACCACAAGCTTGCTGTTGCCGTCAAGCAGGCTGCCGCCGAGTTGCAGATCCCAATTGAATGGGGTGGCGACTGGACGACATTCAAGGACGGACCACATTGGCAATTACCATGGAAGGAGTACCCATAATGGACCCAATTACTCTCAGTTCAATCTTCGGTATCGGATCAAAGATCATTGACAAGATCTTTCCAGACCCAGCGCAGAAAGCGCAGGCCCAACTTGAGCTTCTGAAGATGCAGCAAGCTGGTGACCTGGACGAGATCAAGGTGCAGCTCAGCGCCATCATTGCTGAAGCTCAGTCCACAGATCCTTGGACCAGTCGAGCCAGACCGTCGTTCTTGTATGTGGTCTACGTACTGCTCTTGTGGAGTATCCCCATGGGCGTCTTGACTATCTTCAAACCTGAAGCTGCGGCGGCATTCACTTTGGGCTTCAAGGCCTGGATGCTGGCCATCCCTGAGCCAGTGCTGACCCTCTTTGGTGTCGTGATGACTGGCTACGTTGCCGGACGGTCCTGGGAGAAGGTCCGAGGGGCTACGAAGTAGGCAGGGACTTACAGGAACCATGCAGGATTAAAAAGAAAGGCCTAGTCCAGTACTTACTACTGGCTAGGCCTTAGTTGTTTGCCTCGGGTCATTCCTGAGGCTCAAGTTGGATCAAAGTTCCACAAGAAGTTGCTCCCAGGTCCTTCCGGCACCAGTCCACAAGTCTTTGGCTGCCGAATGAGGATACTCCTCCACGTAGACAATCCGCTGGCAACTCGTGTTCAGCAACAGCTTGCAGCAGGTCATGCATGGGCTGGCCGTCACGTAGGCTGTGTGGATTGCATACATGTCTCGGCACTGGAGCAAGGCATTCTGCTCGGCGTGGATCGCCTGACAGCCATCAAGGTTCGTGCCGCTTGGCGCCTTGGCTCCTGAGCAAGCATGAGGAAAGACCTCAACCACATAGGTGTTGTGGCCATCGTCATCAGTGACAACCTCCATGTGATTACAGTGAGGAAGCCCAGCCGCGACGCCGTTGTACCCGGTTGAGAGTACATGGCCACGGGCATTCAGCAAGACACAACCCACGGCGCGGCGGCAGCAAGTTGTTCTCTGAGCGGTCAGCAAGGCCAGCTTGAGGGCCCATTCGTCGCGGCTGAGTCTCATCTTAGTTCTCCCACCAGCGAAGGTCGTCACCAGCCTTGGTCTCGCGCAAGGCGGCCAAGACCTTCATCAAGTGTGCCGCGTCGTTCCAAAGCAGGATGTCTGTCTCAGGTTGCTCAAGGACCTCGCTGGCCAGGCACAACTTAGCATCTGCCCAGTTGGTCTCGTACAGGTGGCTTGAGGCTGCCGTCAAAAAGAGGCGACCAGGTTTCACTGCGTCGGCAGTCGGACGGTGTTCATTCAACAAGCCGCAGACCAGATGAGCCAGCATGCTGAAGTTGAAGACGTCATACGGCACACCAAGCCAGACGTCGCTTGATCGCATGAACACGTGGGCGTTCACCTTGCCGCTGCGGATGCTGAAGAAGATCGCCACGGTGCAAGGCACGTCCTTGGTGTTTGGTGGGCACTCACGCCAGATGGTCAGGCCAGCTTGACGGCTGTCCTCGTCGGCCAACAGCTTGTCGATGATGTAGGGCAACTGAGCTTTGATCTTGGGGCCGTAGGCGCCAAAGAAGCGTTCACCATCGTCGCTGAAGTCCTTGATGCGGCTGTTGTATGGAGCAATGGTCTCCACGCGGTCATCACCAGACAGGATCCAGTATGCCTCGGCGGCCATGAACTTGTAGCTCAGGCTGCGGTCAGGTACACGAAGCACCGGGCGGCGCATGTCGACTACCATGGTACGTTGGGGAATCTCACGAGTCATCTTGCCGCGTGGCGCCACTGGGTCACCATTGGTCAGGATGTCATTGAGGGCGTCGAGCCAAGTTCTTGAAAAGTCCATGATGCTTCCTTAGATGAGGTCCAGCAGAGGATACCGCTGGCCATGTTTGAATCGCTTCCAGCTCTGAGGATGCTGGACACTTGCCGCCTTGATCTTCAGGCGGTACAGCTGTTGGTAGGCTTCAGTGCCGAGCGTGATGACGCGCTCAGGAGTTAGGTCATGAAGCACAGACAGGTCTTGGTCTGAGTTGAGCCAGAGGATCTCGTCTTCACCGACTTCTGCCAGATCTAGCTTCTCAGCCAGCCATTGGCTGCAACCTTCGCCACTGAATGAAGCGAAGGGCCATTGGTAGAACGCGTCGCAGTCTTTGCGCTCGGCAAAGGCTTCACCGACCAGCACGACGCGGCCATTCCAGTTGCCTGCTGACGACATGTCCAGCGGGTGGCGTGTGAACCGCATCGGCTCAAGGTCCAAGACCATCTTGTCGATTTGGAACAGGTCACCCTTGGTGTAGTCGTGAAAGAACACAGGCAGGTCA